TGAAATCGGCAACGTACACCGAGTTTCTGCCGATCATCACCAAGGGCTTGCAATACCTGACGAAAGCCGCGCACGAGCTGTATGACTACATCATGAAGCATAGCGATGTAGTGCGCGGCGCGTTGATGGCGATTGGTCTTGCCATTACTTATTTCCTGATTCCGGCCGCGATCAAAGGCGCTATCGCATTCGCCACGATGCTTGCACCGTTCCTGCTGATCGGTGCCGCTGTGGCCGCTGTCGTCGCAGCGTTCGCGCTGATGTACGAAGACCTTCAGGTCTATCTTGAAGGCGGCGATTCGCTGCTGGGCCGCTTCCTGCCGAAGTGGGACGAACTGAAGGCGAAGATTGAAAGCGTGCAAGAGCTGTTCAAAAAGTTCGCTTCGATGTTTATGAGCGATGTCGCTACGCCGATGGAAGAAGCGTTTCGAAAAATGCTCGCGGTCATCGGCCTGGACAGTAGCGAAGCCGTCGATAAATGGCTCAAGAATTTCTATGCGTTCCGCGATGGCGTCATCGGCGTATTCAATGACGTGAAGAAGGCCGTTCAAGACGCAATCGATTTGATCAACAAGGCGTTTTCGCTGCTGGGCATCAAAGGTGGCATCGCGGGTGCTGGCGAAGAAATGAAAGGCGCTGTGGGCGAAACTATGAAGATGTTCAAGGGCATCATCAGCGGCGCGCAGAACACTGACTTCGTGGGCGAAGCCATGAGCATCGGCCGCGAAATGCTCGGCCGGGCCGGCGACTCGCCGATTAGCTCAACGAACTCCAACGCCATCAGCAATAGCGCGACGACCAATAAAACGCAAAGTGTGCAAATCGATAAGATCGAAGTCAACGCGCCGCAGGCCACGGATTCGCAGCAAATCAGCAAGAGTGTTGGTGACAGTATGACCACGCAGATGCGGCAAGCGCTCAACAACTACGATGACGGAGTAGTCGCCTAATGGCAAACGACAACACACAAAACAGTACCGCCGCAATGGATGTGGTCGCGGTACTGGACGAAGATTTGAACCAAGTGTTCCCTGATGCGCGGCCGATCAAAGCCAGCTTCACGGAAGATTCCAAGCAAATGGAACACCCACTCGAAACGGGTGTGCAGGTCACGGACCATCGCGTCATTCAACCCATCGAAATTGTTCTTACGTGCATGCTCGTTGGCGAAGAATACCGACAGGTCTATCGAACGATCAAAGACATCTTCATTCGCGGCGACAAACTCACGGTACAGAGCCGCGTGGAGTCGTACCCGTCGATGATCGTTCTTTCGATCCCGCACGAAGAACCGCCTGACATTCAAGACGGCGCAATGATGATTATCAAATTGCGCGAAGCCCTTTTCGTTGAAGCGCAGTTCACCGATATAAAGCCCGTGAAGGCCGCCGCGAGCAAGAATGCGGGTACGACCAAGCGAGGCGAACAAAAGGCCACGGAAACGCCCCCTGCGCGCCGGCAATCAACCCTAGCGAAAGCTGCTGAAGCGCTGGAGAAGAAGTAATGATCGATGTAAATTTGCAGCAACTGCCGAACCAAGAATTTTCCATTGCGTTGGAGAACTCGCGCTATGTCGTCCGCGTGGTTCAAACGAATACCATGATGGCAATTACGATCACGAAAGACGACGTGGTGTTGATTCAAAATCAACGACTGTTGCCCAATGATTTTATTTTGCGGTCGAACCTTGTCGATGCAGACTCGGGAAACTTTTTCATGCTTGTGCAAGACGAAAGCATCCCCGTGTACACGGCGTTCGGGGTTACCCAATTTCTGACGTATATCGATAGTGACGAACTGGAGGCACTGAATGCCTGAGCTTGATCCGCGCCTGTTGCGCATCGGCGTGGAAGTCGATGGAAAAATCAAGCTCTACGATGACTTGCAAATCGCGGTCACGGGGACGAAGTATGCGAACGCTAATCAAAACGAATGCGAAGTCAAGATAACGAACATTGCAAAATCGACGCACGACTACCTGTTGAGTGAGACGAGTCCGTTCAATCTGAATCGCACGCCTAAGAAATTGCTGGTCTACGCTGGCCGCATAAGCACGGGCGAAGCCATTGTTTATGAAGGTGACATTACGAATGCTGTGGGATCACAACCCCCCGACATAAGCGTTACATTGAAAGCACAGACCGGCAATTTTCAAAAGGGCAAGATCGTTGGCAAGAACGCAGCGGCGAACTCCAAGCTTTCATCTATCGCGCAAGGCGTGGCCGCAGACCTGGGCCTACGTTTGAATTTCCAAGCGACAGACAAAAGCATTGCGAACTACAGTCACAGTGGGGCCGCGTTGAAGCAAGTCGATAAGCTCGGCACCACGGGCCTTGTGAACGCGTACATAAATAACGGTGAGCTTGTCGTAAAAGATTTGCACGTCGCGTTGAAGAACCGCAGTCGAACGCTAAACATCGATACGGGCATGATTGGAATTCCCGAATTCACCGAACAAGGCATCAAGGTAAAAATGCTGTTCGACAATCAAACCGATATCGGGTACGGACTAATTATCAAATCGATCATGAACCCGGCCGCCGATGGCGACTACGTGGTTTATAAAATGAGCTTCGAGCTTACAAACCGTGACGTGCCGTTTTACCTCGTGGCCGAAGCGATGCGGCGTGACGGCAAAGTATCAGCAATTGCAAAGAACAAAAAAGTAAAACCCATCAAGACCAACAAATGAACGCTTCCCCATCACACGACCCCGCAGATGACGACAGCATGTTAGGCATGTTGAACACGGTTCTTCGAAAATTCCTTCAAGCTACTGATGACATGCTGCCCGCTAAAGTGGTCAGCTATGACCGCGACAGTAATCGCGCCGTGTTGCAACCAATGGTCGCGATGCTGACCACGGAAGGCGCCACGGTGTCACGCGCACAGGTGCAGGGCGTGCCTGTGTTGCGCATTGGAGGGGGCGGCCACGTCCTGGCGTTCAATTTGAAAGAAGGTGATTTTGGATGGATCAAAGCCAATGACCGAGACATTTCATTGTTCGCACAATCTTTCAGTGCCACTGCACCGAACACAACGCGTTTTCATTCTTTCGAAGATGCGTTGTTTATCCCTGATGCAATGAAGGATGTCGTGATCAAAGGAGAAGACGACGAAAACGCGGTGTTTCAAACCATAGACGGTAAATATCGAATCGCGTTGTGGGATGACCGCATAAAAATTACTGCTGACAATACGACGGTTGAATTGAAAACCGGCACGGCAGAGATTACCGCACCGTTGACGATGACCATAAACGCACCGAACATTCTTTTGAATGGAAACGTCACCAGTGGCGGCGGTGCGGGTACGCCGAATTTGGTGCTAGCCGCAAGTGCTTCGATAACAATGAGCGCACCAGCCATCGCAATCAATAGCGCCAATCTCGTTATTAACGGAACGCGCTACGATTCGCACCATCATGCATCGGCTGTCGGCACGGGCGGCTCACAAACTGGAGGCATCGTATGAACCTGCAAATCGCTGTTAACGAAAACCGAGATATCTTTCTCGACGGCAAAGGAAATCTCGCGTTGGTGCGGGATGTATTCGCCGTGGAAGAATCGGCACAAGAGGCTGCGCAGTCACAGCTTGGAGAAATGCAATACGCCATCGACCGAGGTATCCCGAATTTCAAAGTCGTATGGAACGGCGCGCCGAGCATCGCCCAATTCGAAGCGGCATTACGCCGTGAGCTTCTTCGCGTTACTGACGTTATTGGAGTGCCGTCAATTTCGGCAAAATTCGTCGGCGACGCGCTCGTTTATACTGCAACCATTCAAACGACCTACGGTCTTCGGACACTGACAAATGGCTGAATACACCTACCTGACCGAAACCGGGGTCATCATTCCGGATACCGCCGACACGCTCGCAACCATCGAAGGCGAATATCGCGTTGCACTCGGCGAGGAATTGAACACCGATCCGGCCACGCCGCAAGGCCGGATCATTGCCGTGGAAACAACGGCCCGAGATACGTTCTTACGCAATAACGCCGACCTTGCAAATCAAATAAATCCGCGTCTTGCTGGCGGAACATTCCTCGATGCCATTTGGGCTTTGACTGGCGGCCAACGGCGCGGGCAAGAACGAACGTTAGTCGAAGGCGTCGTATTGGGCGGCGTGGCCGAAACGATCATTCCCGGCACGGTGCAAATTTTTATTGACGGTGCACCATTCGAAATCCTGGCCGCTGTGACACTTGGTGCGGGTGGTACGGCCACGGCTGATTTTCGAAGTGTCAATTTCGGTGCAATTGCAGCGCCAGCGCATGCCGCCACATTTGACCCGCAATACCAAGTATTGGGATGGGAGACCGTTGACAACCCAACGGCAGGCATCCTGGGCCGCTCGCGAGAGTCCGACGTGGCTAGCCGGTTGCGTCGTCGTCGCACGCTGGCGCTGCAAGGTGTGGCATTGCCCGAGGCGATCATCAGCCGGCTCTACGACACGGAAGGGGTTGTGTCGCTTGCGTTCCGCGAGAACACCACGGATGCCACGGCGGTGATTGATGGCATCAACATGATTAGCCATTCGATTTATGTTTGCGTCGATGGTGGATCAAATCTCGATGTTGCAACCGCAATTCTTGCGGCTAAAAGCGGCGGCTGTGGTTATAACGGTGCCACCGTGGTGAACGTGACGGACCCGGCCAGCGGTCAAATTTACCCAGTTCGGTTTCAACGACCAACTGAGGTAAACATTCAAGTAGAAGTCACGGCATCGCCCGGCAGTTCTACCGTGGATATGGCGACGGCAATTCGCACAGCAATCATGAATTACACGGCGGGAGAAATTGACGGCGAAGACGGCTTTGCAGTCGGCGTGAACGTATCGCCATTCGAATTCTCGGGAGCGATCAACATTGAAGCACCGGGCGTATTCGTGCGCAAGGTGCGTATTGGTCTGGTGGCCGGCGCACTTTCAACCGACGAGCTTCCTATAACTTTGATGCAAGTACCGCGCCTGAATGTGAATAACATCGCGGTAATTCCAGTATGAGCGATATCCAAGAATTCGACTTCAGCGTTGATTTGCTGCGGAATATCCTGTGGCAATACAACGAGGCGACCGCGCTCCAATCGTTAATTACGCAAAAGGAAGCGTGGTATATCGAGAACCATACGCAATTCTGGTCTA